CATTGTTCCGTTTCCGTCCGTGGCAAACACGTACGCTTGTATGCGTTAGATAGAAAATCCTCTCGTAAGTAATGTCTTGTGTGGATCTTTCACTACTCTCTAGTGACCCTGGCGGGTCCCTATGGAACCCTTAACATCCCTTCGATAAGGGAAGAAAGGAGTTAATGATGATTTCATCATTAACACAGCTCCAAAAGGGATCTGTCCAGAGAGCTAAAGCCTTATCCATCCCCAAGAAGATTTTTATCCCAATCCTAACGAAAGTTAGGTTATGGGTAAAATCTTCTGGTGAGGAATGGACAGCTGATCGTTTGAAAGCGATCAAATTGGATGTTATCCGCCGAAAAGCAGGTATGCCACCTGTTTCTCAGTGGATTGCCCATTCTCGCTCTTGTTTTAAGGGTGAGTTTGGACTTCTTGAAAAGTGGATGTCTAAGTCTGACAAAAACTTTTCTAGAGGTATCCAACTACTCCAGATTTATACTTTGTTTTATGCTAAAGGGGTTACCCCAAAGCAACAATCAAAGTTCTTGTCTGGTGTGCTGTCTGATCCTCCCCAGCCTACCGCAGTTTCTTTAGCAAAAGAAACTGTCGATAGAGGTTATGAGTTGCTTCCTCAGATGCTTCGAGTTAGGAAAATGAGCAAACCTCAACCTTTGGTTGATATGCTTCCATCTCCTAATAAGAGGGCTCCTCTTCTTGACAAGTCTGTCAAAGAAGAAGATGGTATTGTTGATTCTCTTAAGTTTCTTTTTGAAACTCAAGAGGGTTTTCAACACTACATCAAATACAAATCATCTCATTATCTTCCAGTAATGGGAGAGTTATGGGATGTCCTTCGTGATCCGTATAATCGAGCGGAAAACAAAGGTGCATTTGATCCCCTGAAGAAACACAACTCATTCCTTGTGGGGCGTATTGGTCTTATCCAGGAAGCTGGCTACAAGCTTCGTGCTGTAGCTAATCCTGGTCGTGTTTTTCAACGGGTATTAGAACCTTTAGGTAATGCTATTTATGATTACCTAAAATCTTTACCTTTTGATTGCACTTTTGACCAATCTAAAGCTTTTCCTGCATTGCAGGATGCTTTAACCCGCAGCAAGACGATTCACTCCATCGATCTTTCTGGTGCCAC